GTAGGTGAGTGAGTGTGTAATTTAAGAAAATGTTCTAATAAGAATGATGCTACGGGGAATTGCACAAGAGAAGTTTTTACACTTCTTAACCAAGCGATGAAATTACGAAAATTTTAGAAAGGTTATGCATCATAATCAGGTTACCGATACGGGTCCTCCTGTTGGGTAATAGGATAGAACTCGTAGCGAGACGGGGGGGGGGTACAGCATGCCGAACGAAAAGTTGTCTCCAGCTTCCACGAGAACGGTAGGGAATACTGCGGCCAGTGCAGACTTGGATACGAGTGTGTCTATGCGGACAGCGGGCGCTGTTCCACGATTAAACGTCGTTACTCTAAAATCTGCTAGACCACTCGTCCAAACGTCCGGTGTGAGGAAGTGAGATTCAGTTGCATAGTACGGAATACTGACGGAAGGAGGGTTAGCTGATTGGGCGGCCGGCCTGTAGAAGACACCTGAGCCATATGTTGGGTCGATCGGCAGCAGTCCTCCTGGGGTGCGGGCAGTAATACCTGGCGCGTCTTTGTTTCCGACTGGCGTTACTGGATAGGACCTTGGGAGAAAACGGGCGTCCTGGTAGTTGCTCAACATTATCGGATACAGCTCGCCCTCTGCGTTTGTACCATTTCCGGTGAAAGGCTGTACGACTGTGTAAGTCACTTCGCCTCTCCACGTGACAAAAAGTCTTGAGAAATAGTTGACGTAAGAGGAGGGCATGAACTGCGTCCTACGAGCTGTCGGAATAGTGACGTTAGGAGTGAGTGGTCCGAAATTCTCCAGGGTGGGGGTAGAAAATGTGTACGGGAAGCTTCTGAACAGCGAAACAATGTACGTAGCTGTAGTCGAAAGATTGCCCACGACACCGGGTAGGCCGAGGCCAGTCAGGATTCCTGGTCGACGGATTAGGTCCATCAGATGACAGACGTTCTCTCCATTGAACGAATCGGGATCCATAACAAGCACAGAGGCGGAATTGAGATGATACTTCACCTCAGGCTCCTCTTCGGCAGCAATAGCGGGTCCTGGAACATTGTACGTGACTTCAGAGTATCGTGCAGGTGCATTGTGCAGAGCGTTCGCAGACGGCCTTCCAAAAGAAAGGTTCTCCCAGTGCGTGTAGAAGCACAGATAGACAGGATTAGTGTCGAGAGCGTTCGGATTGAAGACAGTCAGAGGGTTCACAACGTAGATTACTACTCTTCCGTTTGCACAAGGTTGGGAATAAGAATTCGGGTGGACGGAATGAACCTGTGATCTCAGAGCAAATTGAGTATTCACAAATGGGATTCTGAACGTGGCCTTAGTAGTGCCGGACACATTCACGATCTCCGTTAGATAATTAGAAGAAGTGAAGTTGTCGACAGTGAAGGTAGGAAACAGTTGATCACCAGTTGAGAAATCATTGCTCGGGAACCACGAAGGTCCAAGAGCCATCTTCGAGAATGCTTGTGCGACGACTTCGACTGTTACGACGAGATCGCCTCTCCAGAAAGTGAAAGCAGAATTGACGTAACTTGCGTATGTATTATACTCCGCACCAGGGGAACCATCCAGGAACGTTTCACTTGGAACTCCGACGTTCCACGGCGCAACGCCCCACTGCATCACTACAGAATTGGGAGTGGCAGAAGTGTGAATTGGCGTGACAACTTGCAGTTGAGGAATCGAGCAGATATAGGGAATACTCATCTCGGCAGGATCGATCCATTGATTCGGACCGAACGGAGAGACAGCATTGTCTGCGAGAATTCCTAGATGTACTGCTTCGTTTCCACCAGAGGCCAGATTCAAGTTCTTCCATCTGTTGTAGATCGGTGTTGTAAGCTTGTTGAGTAGAGGCTTGTCCAGATTGTACTTCTGGAGAACGGCTGCAGCGGCTGTCAGGAACACGGTGGCTCCGATGCCGATTGGTGCATACGCTCCCATGAAGGGTGTAACAGCTCCAGTCACAGCGGCGAGAGATTTAGTCACTCCTGACCATCGTCCCTCCTTCACTGCTTCCTTCGCTTCGGCTTGTCCTCTTGTCGTGTACTGCTTACGAACCGTCTCAGACGGAGGTGCTTTGTATCCAGGCGCTCGAGTGAACTCAAGAGCGTTCAGCGTGTACTTCACAGTCTTTTCCTCCTCTTCGATAGCGACAGAGTAGGGAGGCCCTAATCGTTGAGCGTTGGAAACGAGTCCATAGAGATGTCCAAGTGGCGCAATAGCTGGCTGAATATCAGGATTACTCAGGAAGCCTTGATACTGAGGGCGGGTGAAGCCACCAGTCACGAAGGCAGAACCGATATCGATATTCTCCATAAGCGTGAAGGGCACCACGGAACACGAATCCGTCGGGAGCTCTGTGATGAGAGGCGCGATAACGTAGATAGCAACTAGACCATTAGTAGTGAAGAGACCGGTAGGCCCGTCCGAATGAGCATACGGATTGGCAGTAGACCAGTCTATCGAGTAAGATCGAGAGAGATCGAAGAATCGTTGAGGAAGGATACAGGGAATATCGAGTTCGTAGACGGCGTTGTCCGTCGGATAGATGTCGATGCCGATCTGGATTCCAGTCACGGCAGGAAGGCTCACACTGTAAGGTGTTGAGAACGTTCCGGCACGGTTGGGAGGGATCCATACAGCACGAAGCTTTCCACCGAAGAAGGCATTGCCAGTCACTTGAAACCGTACTTTGACCGTAGATCGTAGATACTGAAAACCATCGAGCTTATTCCAAGAGAGAGAGTTAGAAAGCGAGTTACGAAGGGGATCGAAGACTCCGAGCACTGCGCCGACTTGAGATGAGGTTGTCCATTGTAAGGCACCTACTCGAATCGGACGGGCAAGGAAATGCTTGATATCCTGATGAACTACTTCCACCTCTGTCTGGGACATGTTCGCTACTGTGGTCTCAGAATGAGATTCCGGAGCGTCAAAGAAAGTTACCTGTTCCTGTTGCATCGTTGAGTCGGGTCCGACCGGATTTGTAGTCTGGCCGAGCTCTTCATGGACGGACGTTGAAGCGATTGAGGGATTCATTGGGGCGGTTGAGTCGTTGGCATTACTGTTGTTAGTGTGGCAATTTACAACGAAGAGATAGACACTACGCTCTCTCCGAGAAACCAGGAAGCTGTTGTTCTTCCACTTGCAGCACATGAATGTAGTCTCCTTTGTTAATAACTACACTCGGGGTGAATGAGGTTGCAATCCTCTGCGATCACACAAGTGGGGGAAGGCACATGGAAAAATGACATGAGAGAAACTTAAACGAGAAAACTAGAAAGGTTATTAATAGTCGAAAGCTCGGCCAAGCTTCGTTTTTGGATTTTCTTTTTGTAAATGTTTTTGTGATTTTGTGTTTCGGATTATATGAGGTTAAACATAGGCAATGAAACACAATCTCACGAGAATATTATAAAAAAGAATCTCCAAATGAAAGGCATTAAGGCAGGTGGATTCAGTCCCTTTCGGGCTGCTTGAAGAGTCCAGCACAGTAGTGTACGGATGACTCGTCTCGCAGCTCCGTCAGGGCGTCTTCGGAGAGGAATTCGAGTATTACTCCCTCCTCCACAGCGCGGCGCTTGATTGCATGCATGGTATCATCGTAGAGATCGATCGGATAGAACGAGAGCTCTCTCTGAACCGAATGCACAAGAGCCGTCAGGGCTGTGTGGGAGTCGGGAGTCTTCCTCTGCCATTGTATCATGTTGATTATCGTGGTGTAGTCGAGTGGAGCTGTGTAGACTTGACGGATAGGTGAAGGAACGAAGCGACGTTTCAGAAACGTGACATCTTCGTGAGCGGTGTAAGCTTCTCTGAAGCAACCGTCCTTCTCCATTCCCGTGTAAGTGATGTCGTACTCAGCGAGCTTATTGGAAAGCGTCATCGAATCGATCAGACCAGTCATTGTCGCATCGAGACTTAGGCAGTTATCATCTCCGTAGATGGTGAGGGTGAATGGCACTTCGGGGCATATTTCACGAAGAGCGGATCGCATGATTAGAGAGTTAGCGAGACAGTTGATAGTGGTAGTGAGGGCGTTTCCAGAAGGATTGCCCCAGTCGAGATCGTATGTTATCGTCCCACACAGATGGCGTCTGTGCGTGATGACCGATCGCAGCTTGTTCATCCACAGTTCGTTCGTCATTGCTACTCCTCCGATCACGGTCAGTTCCTCTCGATACTTGGGGTACCGGCGGAACGTCCACTCAAACATGATGTCGAAGCACGCATTCAGGATGTTGGTAGGGATTCGTTTGTCAAACTTAGAGAAGTCTCCGTTGATCACGAGAGAATCTTCGAAGTCCACTGGGGACTTAAAGACTCGATCTGCGATCTTCGTCCACTCCTCCTCGTTGTATGGATTGACTCCGAAGGCGTATTCGCCTGCACGCATGAATGACTTCATCATGTTCGTCTGAAAGGGTCCGTAGAAGACCTTCAGCAAGATGTTGATAATGAAGTTACCCACGTTGAAGACTCTTGGCGCGTAGATCTTGTGAGACACACGCAACTCGTCCTTCAGAGTATCGACAAACAGGAACTTCTCATCGTTGGCGAGCATAAGGCATGTTCGTGCCAGTTCATCACTTCCGAGATCAGTCCAGGTTCTCTTTCCTCTAGCATCTGAGACAATGAAATCTCTCTTTCCAGGCTTGCCCGGAAGGGTCTTCTTGACGGCGTACGTGGTGTATGGCCATCCAGGAGACGTATCGAGATCCACTGCTTCGAGCGGGAGGCCACTTCGGGTGACTCCATGCAGAACTTCGTCGATTGTGTAAGGTCGTCTATCCTCTCGGTTGAGAAGAGAGAAGGCCTCGACGTGTTCCCACACTTCGTCGACCAGTCCGTGGATCGGCATGTCGAGAGACGGCTTGAGGTTCTTCGTGACCATCTCTGCGAGTGGTGATGGGTGGTTGGCGGTAGGTCCCAGCTGGGCTGGTTCCTTGGTGGTCGGGAAAAGACCGTAGAAAGGGGTAGGCAGTAAGGCAGTCTTCGTCGACAATCGAACAGTATTCTCAATTGGGATTGTGACGAAGTCGATGCCCGTCTTCTTGAAGTACTCCTCTCCTCGATCGATTCGTTCGGCGAGCATGTTCTCTGCGTAGAGTCTGGGCGTCCTCTTCACTCCTTCTTTCACGAGTTCTGAGAGAGTAGTGAGATTCTCATCCTTCATAGTCTCATGAATGGATGGAATTGGAATGAAGATGACACTCGTTGGCATGAGCTTGCGCGATGTGTTCAGGCTTGCGTTGATGATTCCGACGATTTTTACGTCGCCGTGTGCATCAGCCCAAACAACCGGCGAGCCACAGAGTCCAACAGCAGAGAATCCGTTGCAGCGGATGTTGAGGTCGGTGTAATGCAGTTCGTCGTCATCGTAGGCGATCACGTCATACTTGACTCCTTGCATCGGGTAGATGATGTTCATGGAGCCTGCAGACGTGTCCTCCTTCGAGATGGTGAAGAACGTTTGTCCGAGGGGCGAGATCTTGTCGAGCTCGTCCTGAGTGATGATCGTCTTCGTCAGATCGGCAGCCATAGGAAGGCGGGAGGCTGAAGGGCCAAGCTGTACGATTACGACATCGCTCTCTGGGCGGCGGAAGAAGTGAGCATCTGAGAGATCAGTTTCGAACGAGATGTTCTTGGTCGTGATTCTGACTCGAGGTCTCTCTTCTCCGAAGGCTCTGAAGAAGTGGTGGTTGGTGACGAGGTTGCGTCCACCGATGAACAGTCCACGCGTGAGGCGGCACATGTGGAAGTCTGATCGGCGAGAAAACATCTCGATAACACACACACTCTTCGAGAGTGACGTGAGGGGAAGGTGGATTGGTCCGAGCATTCTCAGGACTTCATCATGAGGTGGTAGAAGGTCCGGTGAGAGCGGTTTGAACTCGTCTTCCTTCGTCGGCGTTTCTCGAATGATCTGGTTGAGCGTCTCGAGAGGGAAGAAGAATCCTGAGTTGTGACTGTAGACTCTCCTGTTTCCTCTCAGCTGTTGATGACCATTCCGGCGCAATCGTGCAGACTGCTGCCTCATGTGATCATCGACGGCTCCTCCAGACGGATCGTGTTCGGCGTTGGGAACGGCTACGAGGATGTAGTAGAGCATGTTCTTGTCAACAGAAAAGGCACGGCAGCCATTCCTGTTCAGAACCTGCTTCGCATGTTCCAGGCAGCACTCCTTGAGAGTATCTTCTCCGAAGAATGTGTACGAATGTTCGCTACAGTCTTCAGTGAATGTCCTCTTGCAGTCGGGGCATTGTCCTCTGAGCGTGAGACTCTCCTTGAAGGCTTCTCTCCACTTCTCTCTCTTTCGATTCTGCCACACACCGGTTGCTACACCAGCGGCGACAGCCGTTATGAGAGTTGCGAGAGCAGCGAGCATCTTTCCGTATTTCTTGAAGAACTCGAAGAGGCGTGAGACAGTTGGCGACTGGCTCTTCATCTTTGAGATCGAACAAGTGATGGTAGCTTTCTTGACGGCGAAATGCAGCTTCATTGAGCGATGAAGTTCAGTAGCAGTCTTCCGAGAGAAGGCGATTCCAGTTCTGAATGCTTCCCAGACGTGTCCAGTGATAGGATGTCCAGCGAGAGCTTGTTGCACGTTCTCGATGACTTTCTTGAGGTACGTGATCGGATTTCCGACGAAGGCAGCTGAGCGAAGTTGCTCGAAGATGTTGTCTCCGCAGGTCCTTGGATCGATCATTGGCTGATCTTCACAAGGTATCTGCGATTGACGGAAGATTCGAGCGGCTTCGAAGTGCTTGAGATCAAGATTTGCATCTTTCCAAGCTCTCTTCATGATGTACTCCTTCGGGTGGTACGGAACTTCGACGACTTGTTCCTCCTCGGAGCTTCCAGGGATGACGAAGTTGAAGAACGAGATTTCTTCATTGACGACAGTTCGATCGATGGTAGCACGTTGCTTCAGGAAGCGGCTTTGCTGTTCGCTTGAGTGTTCATAGAGGACCTCCTTCAGTTCTTCGTAGGAGATCCACTCTTCCTTCGTCCAGTCAATAGGATCGGGCGGTCCTCCTTCTTTCCAGGCTCTGCGAGTAGCTTCTTTTCCGTTCTTTCTTCGGATCTGAAACTCGAGCACAGAAGGATCAA